ATAAATCACATACAAGACCTCGATAGGAAGCTGAAATCAAGCGAATTTAATCTTATTCAATTAAGATTTGGAAGGCAAGCCTTTGCTGATGCCTTAAAAGCTTCTCTCGAAAAAGGTGATAGTAAAGAAAAATAATAATGATTGATTCGAAGGTCTTTAGTTTGTATGCGGAATATGGAGCTATTGGTATCATAGTTGTTTTGTTTGTTATGATGATAATGAACTTAATTAAAAGTCAAAAAGTGCAAAATGAAGACCTAGATTCAATTAGGCAATCAATTGTTAAAGCTGAGACTAAGATGGTAAATGTAGAAAGTATTGTTTTAAAGATGTTAGACAGATGGAATAAATCAGATGATATATCTGCAAGACATAGAGAAGATATTGTAAAAGAGTTAAACGATGTAACAGATGACCTTGCATATTTAAAAGGTAGGATGAATGGAAAATGAACAAAGTTGAAGTAGAACATTGGAGAATTGGCGTAGATTCTCGACTAGAAGAACTAACAGTAATGGGGGCTAAACAGAATAGTGAATTAGCTCACATTAAAGAATCTGTAGAGGAAATCAAAGGCCTAGTTAAAGAACAAAATGGAAGAGTACGCGTTTTAGAGCAACAGACATCAGCTATTAAAGCTGTGGGTTCTGCGGTTACCGTGGTCTTTTCTGGTTTTATTGGCTGGCTTTTTAACATAAGGAGTTAGAATGAGCGATATTGTAAGTGTAATTTCAAATAACTATGTAGCAATCTTATCAGCTGTTGCAAGTATTGTTGGTGGTTTTGCTGTAATAGCATCACTAACACCAAATAAAAGTGATGATAGAATTGTACAAATGATTTTAGATGTTGTTAATTTTTTAGGTGCTAATTTTGGTAAAGCTTCAAATAATAAATAACAAGGAAGAATGATGTTAAAAAGAATAATACAACGTATGGTTAAAAAACTGGGTATGGTTGGCCTATTGATGATGATAGGTGACTATGCAGTAGGTGCAACCAAATCAAAGAAAGACGATGAAGTATGGGAAGAGGTTAAAATTCTATTGGAGAGTTTTAAATAATGCCTCGCTTTGGAAAGCGCTCCATTGGCAGACTTCAGACGTGCGACCAAAAATTACAAGAACTGTTTTACGAGGTAGTTAAGCATTTCGATTGTTCCATTCTCGAGGGGCACCGTGGCGAAGAGCGCCAAAATAAAGCCTTTGCTGACGGCAAGAGTAAGGTTAAGTATCCGAATGGTAAACATAATCAAAATCCCTCTATTGCTGTTGACGTGGCTCCTTATCCTATTGATTGGAGTGACCGTGATAGGTTCCATTACTTTGGTGGCTTTGTTCTCGGAGTGGCGAAAGAAATGGGTATGAACATTCGTTGGGGCGGAGACTGGAATCAGGACACACATACCAAAGATAATAAGTTTGACGACTTGGTACACTTTGAGATAAAGGGATAAATGCCTAAACAGTTTAAAACATATACGCGTTTTGAAGGAGGACTTAACACTAAGACGAACTCTCGTTCTATTAAAGATAATGAGTTAGCGCAAGCTAACAATGTAATTGTTGATGAGTTCGGTGCAATTAAGTCTTGTGGGAAAGCAGTTGATAATGATACAAACTATACAGACCCAAGTGTTACAGCTTCTCAACCGGGATATGGTTTATTCCAAGCTTCTTTTGATTTTGACTCTAGCGCAAATAATACTAATACTGTAAGAACATTTTTAGCTGATGCAGATGATGGAACTTTTACTCCTGATGCAGTCGTTCATGTGTTAGACGGTACAAGTTGGGATACTAATGATATAAGCTTAGGTGCAGTTACTGGCTCAGAACAAGCAAAAGTTATTTATCACATAGCTGACGGAGCGGTAACGGTTTGTGATACTAATGTTACTAACGTATCTACTACTTTAAAAGACTATAAATATAAAAAAGCAATGGCTAGATTTAAAGGTTCTAATGGCGTTTCTCAACTTAGCACAAGTAATGTAGGTTGGCAAGATTATGATACAAAATTAAGCGCACCTACTAGCGGTATTTGCGGTCTTCACGTAGTAGGCACAACTGCCGGTGCTGGAAATAATACTACAACTTTAATTAGTGTTGTTTCAACGGCCTTTGAAGATTTTGACACCGAGCTAGACGGTGGAGATTATTATGCAGTACGAACAACAGCTTCTGCTGAAGTCATTTCAAATCGTGCTAGTGATTCAACATTGACTATGGCAGGCGGTGGTACAACTTGGGGGAATAGTGAGGCTTATTCTATTTATCCCCCTCAAGGAACCGGTTTTAATCTTGACCTTACTGCTGATAGTGGTGGCTCATGGATAGCAGGTACTTATGAATTTGCAACTAGTTTTATTTATGACGGAAATCAAGAATCTTTATTAAGAGAACTTGATGGAGACCTAGCGGTTAGCTCAGACCAAAAAGTAACGTGTAGAGTTTTAGCTAATGAGAATGCTTCTGGAGAGGGGTATTCACTAGGTATAACTGGTGGGAGAATATATTATAGGCTTAAAGATAGTGATGACGCTTGGACGTTGTTTGGAGATATAAGTTTTACTGAAGGTACGCGGCCTAGCCTTGAGGGTGAGTATACTTTTTGGGTAAAAGCTGTAAGTGGTACTGGATATTTGTATAGCGATTTTACTATTTATTCTGCCAATTTAGATACTTATGAATCTATAAACGGCTTTAGTCAAGATACCGCTTATTTATCTTTAGGTTTAGCAGGGGAAAAATATCAAACAAGTGTAGTAACAAACCGTAGAGTGTTTATAGCAAATGTAAAATACACAACAGATGGTGGTAATTTACAGAATTTTGGAGACCAGATACGTTATAGTCAAATTAATAAATTTAATACATTTCCAGAATTAAACTTTATAGACATTGGTGTTAATGATGGGGAATCTTTTGTAAAGCTTGAAGCTTTTGCAGATAGGTTATTAGCATTTAAAGAAAGAAAATTATACATTATCAATATAGGTGGTGGCTCTGATACTCAATGGTTCTTAGAGTCTGAACATAAGAATATGGGTGTAGAATTTCACGCCGCTACGGTAAAAACAGACTTTGGTGTAGCTTGGGTTAATAAGAATGGTTTGTTTTTTTATGATGGTAGTCAGGTCAAAAATCTACAGACTAAAATTCTCGAGTCAGATTGGTCTAATTTTGTTGACCATTTAACAATGATTGCTTACGAGCCTACTCATAAACATTTAGTCGTTATAAGAGATGCTGATGATGAGTCTGGAGATAATGGCGATGCCTATGTCTACAGTTTTATTACAAACTCATTCACATTTGTAGAAGACTTAGTTGCTGATAGCAATAAGACTAATCCAATAACAGATGCTTATAATAAATTAACAATGGGAACAGGTACAGCTGAAATAGTATCTTATGATGGAGAACCAGATTCTGGCACTACATTTGACTTGATATTAAAAGACGATGATTTTGGTATGCCAAATGTTGTTAAAAAGATTTACGGAGTAACAGTAGAGTATGCGAGTGGAGCTTCAAATAGTAACGGGTTAAAGTATTATTATACAAACGATAGTGGCACAAAACAAGCTGTTGCAAACGGTGGAACCTTAGCTAGTACAAGTAGTGACCTTGATATTAATAAGGTTACTTTTGGTACACCACTATTAGCGTCTTCGTTTCAAGTGCGTTTAGATATGGACGGTGATAGTATACAAAAAGTAAATAATGTAGGTGTAGAATATAGACCTATACATAAGAGAGTTACTTAATGGGGATTGATAGAGAAAAAAGATTTTTATATAACTCAAAAGGGGTGGATACTAAATTACAGATAGGTTACCCATCTAAGAAGTCAGGGAATGATGGAGAAGAACGAGTTGTCAAAACACCAGACGGTAAGCTTCGATTGTATCGAAAAGAGCTTGGTGCTTGGTATTACTTAGAATTTACAAGGACATAATCATGGCAAACAGTTTAATGGAATTATATGGTGGCGGTATGGCAGGTAAATCAAACAATTATCAGTTAGGTGGTCGTATAGCTGGTGCTCGTAGACGCAGAGGTCAACAAAAAGAATTTAGACAGGCTCAAAGAAGAGCGGAAGCTGATGCAGCCAGACAACAAAGAGCCTCTGGTCTTGGTTCATTGTTAAGTACGGTTGGTTCTGTTGCTGGTTCTTTTATTCCTATTCCCGGAGTAGGAACAGCTTTAGGTGCGGCTATCGGCTCTGGCTTAGGTGCCGGTTTAGGTAGGTTAGCTGGCGAAAGCACTTATAAAGGTTCAGACTTTGGAGGTGGAAAATATTTTAAAGAAACAAGAAAAGATTTACAGAGAGCTTCAGATGATTTTGCAGATAGTAGGGGAGAGAGAGCCTTAACACAAGGTTTAACTTCTGCTGTAAAATCTTATGCTCCTAGCTTTACAGATGCAGCAAGAGACTTTGGAATTGGTGGTAAAAAGTTTGGAGAAGAAGTGACCAAGCAAGGATTAGCTGACAACCCTTGGTTGGCACAAGAAGAAAGCTTAATGGATTTTTTACCAATGGAAGAAGCGATAAGACCAGATGTTCCAATGGATACTGGCATGGCGGGTGATTTATTTAATTATGCTACAGATGCTCCAGACATGACAGAGTTATTTAGTGGTAATTTAGATATGTCAGACTTAGTTGCTCCAGAAGATGCCTTTTCTACTTTTATGCCAGCCAATGATTTTACTCCATCCTCATATGAAGATTTTATAAATTTTGGATTAAAACAAGGGCCTATACAAAGAAAAGGCGGTCTTATAGATTATATGATGCCTAAGTATTTACATGGAGGGAAAGTTCATACCGGCACAAACCAACTAGTGGCGGGTGTTAACGATAACCCCTTAAATAAACCGAATCAATACGGTGTTAATTTAGGTGCTTTACAAGGATTGACTAACAGTGGTTGGGGTATAGGTGATGTTACTGGTTCTATCTTAGGAAGTGGACAAGGTTTGGCAGGTAATAAAGCATATCAAGACTTTATAAGTAAGCCTCCTACTGCTGGAGCGCCCGGAGGTATGCCCGGAGGTATGTCTGGCGGTGGGTCTGGGCCGGGAAGTTATGGTACAGCAACTGGCGTAATGAGCGCACTACAGCAAATGGGAATGGGTGATGTAGCTAATGACCCAAGACTGCAAGAATACTTAGAAGACTTACCTCAGTTTGGTATGGGTTACTCTCAACAAATTGGAGATATTTTTACTAGCGCAGGACAACAAGCTGGAGGCGTTCGCTCTGGTGCTCGTCAAGCCGCAGGTGCAACAGGATTTGCAGGTAGTGGGGCTACTCAAGCTCAATCTGAAAAATCTTTAAAAGAACTAGGAACTGAAACAGCTAGGCAAAGAAGAGGTGTTGTTGAAGGATATCAAGCTGACTTGTTAAGTGCAATTGGAGATATCGAAGCTAAAGGTGAATTTGAATTTGGCGAGGAAGGTTTACAAGACAGACAAAAGACAATAGACTTTCTAAAAAAACGTTTTCCAAATTTAAGTGACGACAAAATATCAGCAATGGCAGATGCGGCGGGATAATAATTAAAAAACAATGAAAATTAAAGGTAAGATATAATGGCTAATGGATATAAACGTGGTGATATTTTAATACCAATGTTGAATGAAATTGCAGGCGAACTGCCTGCTTTACAAAGACAAGGGCAGGAATTTTTATTAAAACAATCTGCATTAGCACTTGACA